TCGCCATCAGCGCCTCGATCCCGCGCTTGCCGACGCCTTCGGCTTTCGCTTCGGCGGCCATCTCGGACTTCCAGCCCTCATATTGCCCGCCGGTGTCGCTGCAGCTGGCAGCCTGTGACACGGAGGGAAGGGCGACGAACAGGGCGGCGGCGCAGAATCGGGACAGAAAGCTTAACATCAGGCACCTATTCTTGGAATTTGGGCCAATCTATTGAGTGCCCGGCAACAATCAAGCACGCCTTTGTGAGGAGGCGCATGCATCGTCTGACATGTTGGTGAAGTGGCAGCCCGTAGGGGGCCAAAACTTCTCCGTGAAATCAGAGGACTTGCGTTGTCCAACCTCTGACTCTGCCCCCATTGTTGGCAATGGGGAATTTTCTCGGTTGTCCAACCCTTCCGAGGGCCTGGAAAACGAAAACCCCGGAGCGCTGGCGGGCGCAACCGGGGCCGATATTCCAAGAATAACGTTGTGCGCCGAAGACTACCGGATGCGGGCTGAATGCGCAACCGCTCTGGCCGAAGCTATCGGCGATTGTCACCCGGACGACGCCGTGCAGCTGATGACGGCGGCCCTTCTGGACCTGACGCCGGACGGCCCGAACTGCGATTTCTTCCTGTCCGCCGCTGACGAAGCAGCCTGGTGGGCAAGTGTCGCTGCTCCCGCCCAGCTGGTCGCCGTGCTCGAGGCGACACTCAATACCCTGGGCGACCGAGTCATGCACATCAAGATGCGAAAGCGGCTCTTCATGTCACTGTGGAACGCCTTCAGCCCTGCCGATCGGGAGCGCTTTCTGACCTATGGCAAGGGAAATTCCAATGCACATTGAGCGCACCCCTGTCTCCACCGCACTGCCTTTCGTCCTGACGGAAGTCATGAATCACTGCCGCGTTACGGACAACGCCAGCCAGTCTGAACTTCATTCCATGGCACTCAGCGCCGCGGCTGAATTCGAGGCCTATGCCGCAGTTGCCCTGATGACACAAACGGTCAAGGTCACGCTGGATCAGCCGCCCCGAAGCTGCGTTATGCCTTTGCCCTTCGCACCGGTGCTTGACCCACTCTCTGTGGAAATGACCGTAGACGGTTTGGCTTTTGAAGACTTCGCAGTAATCACCGGCCCACGTCCAGCGATCCGCTTCACTGAAAGCAAGCCGTGCGGATTGATCGTGATCGAATATCAGGCCGGATTTGGCGACAGCACCCTTGATGTGCCTCGCGATATCCGGGCCGCGATCAATGATCAGGTGGCCGCATTTTACGACATTCGCGGCTCGAGCGACGGCAAGACGAACGGCATGTCTCCCCACATGGCCCGTGTCGCGGCACGATATCGGAGGGTGGCGCTGTGAGTGCTGATCACTCCTACACCGGCGACCCGGAAGTTGACCGCCTGCTGTTCAGCTGGGGGCGCGTGGTGCGCGACGCCGAAGGATGGGCGCGCGGCTTCGCACTCTCGATCCAGAGGGCGAGGAAGAAGCCCTCTTGGAAGCCTTCGGCCAAGCAGCTTTCCGTCATGCAGCGCATGGTGGCCGAACTCCCTCAGAGCCAAGAAGGCGATCGGTCTGTCTCTCTGATCGAGGATGCGGAATGAGTTGGAGCGCCATCAGGTGGGCAATCGACGCAAGCCAAGGCTCTCGCCTTTCATCGGTGCAGCGCCTGGTGCTGCTGACCCTAGCCTATCATCACAACGACAAGACAGGCAGCTGCAACCCGTCGACTGACACACTGATGGCAGAGACCGGGTTGTGCAGGCGTGCTGTGCAGATCGCCGTTCAGCACCTGGTCGCCGCGCGCCTTGTCACTGTGTCGCCACGCGCCATGCACGGCATTCAGACGAGCAACCAGTATGACCTGTTCGGGAACGTGAAGGGGCGCACCACATGCACCCGGGGGGGCGCACCACATGCACCCGGGGGGGCGCATAAAACGGAAGGGCAGGGGCGCACCACATGCGCCCAAACTCTTACTTACACTAAAGGGCGCGCGGACAACGTTACGTTGTTCCCTTTTCATCGCGAGGGAAAGCCATGAGCGAGGGAACGTTCGCGGCAAGCGGTGGGAAGACGCCCCCTGTCGTCGCTGACCTCTTCGGAAGTGGTCCCAATGCCGCGACTTCCGCTCAGATAGGAGACCGCGATGTGGATACATTCTCTTTCGCGCAACGGCCGGAAAATTCGGCGGCGGCGGCCGTCCACTTTCTTGAGAATCTAAAAATTCCGCAGGGTCCAAACGCTGGGAATCGAGTTTCTCTCGCACCGTTCCAGCGGCAATTTGTCCAGGGGGCGATGGCTCCCGATGTTGCGACTGCCATTCTCAGCATTGGCCGGGGCAACGCGAAGACAGCACTGTCGGCAGGCATCGCCCTCGGCGCGCTGCTTGGCGTATGGGATGCGCAGCGCCAGCGGGAAGTCCTCATCGCTGCCCGCACCCGCGAACAAGGCAAGGTGGCGTGGGATTTTGTGGCCGGTTTCACCGAGTCTCTGCCGCTCGAGATCAAGCGCCGGCTGATCTATCGCCGCGCGCCGCGCCTCGAGATCGAGTACGAGGACAAGAACGGCCGGCACCTTCTGCGCGTCCTGGCTGCGGACGGAAAGTCCGTCCTGGGTTCGGCCCCAACCCTGTGCCTTCTGGACGAGCGAGGCCACTGGCCGCTGGAAAAGGGCGACGAGCTTGAGGCTGCGCTTCTGTCGGGTCTCGGCAAGCGCGGTGGTCGGGCGCTGATCATCAGCACGTCTGCAGCTGACGACTCGCACCCATTTTCAAGGTGGATCGATGATCCGCTGCCAGGATCGTACGTGCAGGAGCATCGACCTGTGCCAGGTCTTCCCGCTGATGACCTGCCATCGCTTCTCGAGGCGAATCCGGGGGCCGAGTATGGCATCGGGTCTTCCCTTGACTGGCTCCAAGCGGCGGCAGTTAGGGCGATCGCTCGCGGCGGATCGAGCCTCTCCAGCTTCCGGCTCTACAACCGCAATGAGCGGATCAGCGACGAGTCGCGGGATAGCCTGATCACGCCGGATGAGTGGATGGCCTGTGAGGTGTCCGAGCTGCCGCCGCGGGAAGGCCAGGTGGTGATCGGGATCGATCTGGGCGGCTCTGCCTCGATGACGGCCGCCGCGTTCTACTGGCCCGACACTGGGCGGCTCGAGTGCATCGGCACCTTCCCATCGCGGCCATCTCTTCTCGATCGGGGGCAGGTCGATTCGGTGGGCGATCGCTACGTGCAGATGCACGATCGGGGAGAGCTGACCGTGCTTGGCGACAAGACGGTGCCGGTATCTGCCTGGCTGATCGAGGTCATGCAGCACGTCCAGGGCCAGAGTGTCGCCGCCATCACGATGGACCGATACAAGCAGTCCGAGCTGGGCGAGGCACTGGACGCGGCGGGGATCAGAGCACCGCTCGCATGGCGTGGGCAGGGCTTCCGCGACGGCGGGGAAGATTGCGAACGGTTCCGCCGCGCAACGTTCGACGGCAAGGTCAAAGCGCGACCCTCGCTCCTGTTGCGGTCCGCCTTCGCAGAGGCGGTCTGCCTCAGGGATCCTGCGAACAACCTGAAACTGGCAAAGGCCCGGTCAAACGGCCGGATCGACGCAGCTGCGGCGACGGTGCTGGCTGTCGCCGAAGGCGCGCGGATATCCGGACGCCCGAAAGCCAAGGCCCGGGTGGCATGGGCATGACAGGCATTCGCACGACTCATCAGCGGCATTCCAAAGCCGTCACTAGGACGAAGCGCTGGCAGGTTCTGCGCATGGCGATCCTCGAGCGCGATGGCTTCCGATGCAAGGACTGCGGACTGGGCGGACGGCTGGAAATCGATCACGTGAAGCCGGTCCGCACTCACCCCGAGCTGTCCTACGACCCGGATAATCTGCAGGCGCTTTGCCCATCTTGCCACACCCGAAAAACCCGGCTCGAGTGCGGGCACCCGCCACTGCCAGAGGTTCGGAAGGAATGGAATGACCTGGTGCGAAGCTTGCAGGTGCGCGGCCCGAGCTATTCTATTCCCGCCAATCTGCGCCCTTCGGCGGTCCCGGTCACCATCGTCTGCGGTCCCCCCGGCGCCGGGAAATCAACCTACATCAGAGAGCGGGCGGCTGATGGCGATATGGTCATTGATTTTGACCTCTATCTCAAGGCCTTGGGTGCCGAGAAATGGACCACTGACCCGGTTGCTGTGCGCCAAGCCTTCCGGTTGCGCGATGCTGATCTTCGGTCCCTCGCCACCCGCAAGCGTGGCCGCGTCTGGTTGATCAAGTCCGCCCCAACAATGGCCGAGCGCAGCGCCTGGTCACGCGCCCTTCTGCGTGTAACCGAAGTCGTTTTGGCCGTGGACCCCGAAACCTGCAAGGCCCGGATCAGGGCCGATCCAGAGCGACAGCATGCTGTCGAGAAGATGTGCGCCGCCGTCGATGACTGGTGGAGCGCATATGCCGCAAACGGCACACGAACCCCGAAACCAAGCATTTTTGGAGAACACCATGCTTGACTCTGTGAAGATCGCCCGGCGGCAAAGCGAAATCCGCCAACAGCTCTCGACCCTGGCCGGGAAGCCGACCCCTACCGAGGACGAAACCCGCTCGATGGAAACCCTCGATGCGGAATATCGCACCAACGAAACCCGCTACAGGGCCGCGCTGATCGCCGAGGACAGCGAGCGCCGCGACGCTGGGGCGCAACTTGAAACCCGAGCTGGGGCCGAGTGGGAAGCGCTGGTGTCCGGCTTCGAGCTTCGGCAGGTTGCCCTGCACATCGACGAGGGTCGCGCACTGGACGGCCGTACCCTCGAGGTGGTCACGGAGCTGCGCGGCCGGGGCGGCTATCGCGGGACGCCGGTTCCCTGGGTAGCGCTGGAGCGCCGGAACACGGTGGCATCGGGCACCCCGGATCCGAAAACCACGCGCCCTATCATTGACCGGCTCTTTCCGGACTCGGTGGCTGCCAAGATGGGCGCCCAGATGATCGCAATCGAGTCGGGCCTTACCGAATGGCCGGTCACGACTTCGGCGATCGCGGCAGGCTGGCAGACGACGGAAACCGGCTCCGTGGCAGGACCGACCCAATTCACCACGGTCGACAAGGCGCTTGCCCCGAACAACACTCTGGGCATTCGGATGGCGATCAGCCGAAAGGCCATGCTGCAAAGCGGCCCCGCTCTCGAGGATGCAGTGCGCCGCGACATGAACGGGGCCATTCAGCAGGCCCTCGATGCGGCGATCTTCCGGGGCGCTGGTGCCTCTGGTGAACCGCTGGGCGTCCTGACCACGCCTGCGACTTACGGGATCACGGCGACGGCCATCGCGGCCGCCGGAACCTGGGCGATTTTCCGGGCGGCAATCGCGCGGTTCATGGCCGCCAATGCCGCCACGGGACCGGGTTCGGTCAAGCTGATGATGCGCCCGGAAGTCTGGAACTACATGGACGGCGCCCTGATCACCTCGACGGCCGTTTCTGAATGGGACCGGATGGTGGCGCAAGTCGGCGCGGAAAACATCGTCCTGGCTACCAATGCCCTCGCTGCACCGACCGGCTCGCCCCTTGCCTCGACTGCCCTTCTGACGACTGTGGCGGGTGGGATTGCTCCGATCTACGTGGGGATGTGGGGAGCGGTCGACCTGATCCGGGACCCATACTCGGATGCAGCCAGCGGCGGCCTGCGGCTAACCGCCTTGACCACGGCTGACGTGACCGTGGCGCGCGGTGCGCAGCTGGAAATCCTGACCGGCGTTCGGCAAGCCTGATGCTGTGGGGAGCGTCTCTCGGCGGGCTTGAGCTTCGCAGCGAGGGTGGGGCAACCCACCTTCGGGCGACGTTCCCCTATGGCGCAGAAACCGAGCTTGCACCAGGTCGCCGGGAAGTCATCGCTTCCCGCGCGTTCGCCCAGCGGATCGAGGCGGGCGAGGATGTGCACTTGCTCTCCGGTCACGACTACGAAAAGCCCCTCGCCTCTCGGGCGGCGGGCACCCTCACACTTCGAGACAGCGACGCTGCGCTTGTTCTGGAGGCCCGGATTGATGCGGGCACCAGCTGGGCGCGGGACTTCCTCGCAGCGCATGGGGCAGGGCTGATCCGGGGCCTGTCGCCCGGGTTCCGAGTGTCTGCCGGTGGAGAGAAGATCGAGGCGCGGGGGCAAGGGCTTCTGCGTACGATCACGCGCGCCGAACTATACGAGCTGTCGGCTGTGACGGTCCCGGCCTACCCGCAAGCACAGATCGAGGCGCGGGCCTGGGAAGCTGGAGACTACACGCCGTTGTCCGGACTGCACCGCACCCTCAACCGCTGGAGGCTCTGACATGGGCTTGATGGATCTGTTCCGGCGCAAGCCGATCGAAGCGCGAAGCTCGGGTAGCGGCTACACGGCCGCTATCATGGCGGCGCGTGAAAACTGGATCAGCGGCAGCTCAACTGTTGCCGAGCTGACGTCATCTGTGCAGGCCTGCGTCGGGTTGTGGGAGGGCGCGTTCACCCTAGCCGATGTAAAGGGCACGACCCTCCTCGATCGCCACACAATGGCGCTAGCGGGCCGCGCGCTTGCCCTTCGCGGGGAATGTGTGTTCCTGATCGGTGATCGCCTGCTTCCCTTCATCGATTGGGAACTGACAACCCGCAACGGGGTGGCGACGGCTTATCGAGGATCTATCCCGGAAGCAGCCGGAAGCAGAGCGCAGACGGTGCTGGCGGCAGAAGTGCTGCACCTTAGGATTGCGTCCGACCTTCACGCACCCTGGGCAGGCCGCTCGCCCTTGTCCCGAGTGCCGCTATCCGCCTCGCTCCTGGGCGAAGTCGAAGCGGCATTGCGCGACGTGTTCAGGGACGCGCCCTTGGGAAGTCAGATCGTTCCGCTGCCAGAAGGCTCTACGGACGACATGGAGACCATGCGGCAGGCCTTCAAAGGACGGCGCGGTTCGTCCCTGATCATCGAAGGTGTGGCACAGTCAACGGCTGCAGGGATGAATCCGAACATCGGTCAGAAGCCCGACCAGCTGTCGCCGGACCTTTCCAAGTCCATGACAGCCGAGACGCTGGACGCGGCGCGCGACGCAATCATGATGGGCTATGGTGTCCTGCCTGCCATGATCAACCGCGCGGTGACAGGCCCGGCCGTGCGAGAGGCTCAGCGCCACCTGGCGCAGATTGTGCTGCAGCCCATCGCCCAGCTGATCGGCGAAGAGGCAACGGCCAAGCTTGGCACGGCGGTCAAGATCGACGTGGTGCGCCCGATGCAGGCCTACGACCAAGGCGGCAAGGCGCGGGCACTGGCGACGATGGTCCAAGCACTGGCACAGGCCAAGGAAGCGGGGATCGAGGGGGCGACGCTGACCGATGCCCTGAGCTTCATTGATTGGGCCGAGGAATAGGCGGGATGCGCCTGCGGAGTAGTGCCCGCGAAGCATCTGGGATCAGACGGTGAGTGCCCGGTACGAGACATGCCGAAACCCCGTCACGGCGCGGCGTCTTTCCTGGGCGCGCGGCGCAGACTGTCACAGGCTGCGGCTGGGGGCTGTCAGGGGCCGGGATATGCGTAGCGCTGTCCCGGCCTCAGTCTTTCTCGACGTACTGGTCTGGAACAGTTTCCCAAGTGCTGCACTTGCGACGAACTGCTCGCCGAAAGGTTCGGAAGACCTCATGCGCATCAACCTGAGCGTTGGGGAAATGCTCTGCCAGCGTGTCCTCAAGTGCTCGCCGTATCTCTGACGAAAGGTGATCGACCAATTCATCCATCTGAACTTTAGCCATTGTTGCGCTTTACCTCCTCGAGAATTTTCCGGATGATTTCAGGCCGCGACGGCACCGGATCAAAATGGGCCCGCTCCGAGTCCAGCCAGGCCAAAAGGTCGGGAGGAATGCGCACCGTTACCGGCGTTGCATTCACCGCCGGGCGCCCGACCTTCCTTCGTTCGATTTCTGACATTAGAAATCCGTTGACATTGTTGGATTTACGATGGCAGAAATAAAGCGGGCCGACAAGGTGTCTCACCACCTCCCCGGCCCTAACCGAAACCCGATCCCAAGGAGATCAGGAATGGCTGAAACAACTCATAACACCGCTGATGCGACCCGTGAAGGTACGGAAACCCGCGTTCATGTTATCGATGGCCACGCAGCGGCCCGGCAGATTTGCGATGCTACTGACTGCATTTCAGATGCAAGAGACATCCTGACGCTGATCAGTATGGCAACCCATGCGATTGAGTCCAGCGATCGCGAAATGGCAGCAATCAATACGGCGATCGATCGGGCGCAGGCCGACCTTGCATTGGCTCAGAAAAAGCTTGGAGGTGCAAAGTCGGCGGTCTGGGAAGCTCGGCAGGAGTGAAAGTTGACAAGCCCCACGGCGTGGGCCTATGGTGGCATACACCATGCTGTGGGGCTGTCTATGACTGATGATATCGATGGGCCGTTTCAGCGCCTGACAGAGTCGTCCCAAATCTGGGACAAGCCGCAGTTTACCGTCTCGGAAGTCTGCACGATCACCGGCGCAACTCCGAAGGCCCTCGAGCATTTTCTCAACCCATCGCGAGGGATGGTGCGACTGATGGGCGAATGGGTGAACCCCGGCACTGGCAAGCGTCGGATATTCACAGGGTCACAGGTCCTGCAGATCGCTGCGGCCTACGCGATGAAGGATATCGGCTTTCCGCAACGCTGGTCAATTCCGCTGTCCGACACGGTGGCCAGGCGGGCAAAGGCGCGCAATATTGGCCTCAACGCCCAGACCGATATGAGCATCATCACCTATCCCATGAGCAATGGGGATTGGGCTGTCGTTCCGATCTACCGGGAAATGACCGATACGCCGAATATCCCGGTCGCGGTGCAAGTGCTGGACGTCGACCGGCTGATTGATCAGGTACAATCGCAACTCTGGGCTATTGTTGCTGGCGAGGATATCCCCGACTTCACCGTCCCGGATATCATGCCTGAGCCGAACCCATACGGCCCGAATGGCTCGATGCGCTGGTGGGTGAAGGATGAAGCAGGCAACTGGCTGCTCAACGGCCTGACCCTTAATGAAACCCGCGAATACATGGCGCTACAGGGCTGGCACCTAGAAGGTGACGAGTTGAGCGCGCCCGACGCACCCAAGCTCTATGGAGAGGACCTTGAGCGGTCCGTCTACTTGGCCAACAAGCATCACGCTGCGGGGTTTGCCGACTGATGGCCAACCGCCCCGCCCTTGTGAAGCAAGCTGACCTCACGCGCTACACGCGGGCTGTGATGGCGGCGGGCATCGCGGTAGGGCGTGTCCTGGTGCGCCCGGACGGAACAGTGGAGATTATCCCGATGGGCGCGGAACCGGGCGTAGGCATCGGCCCCGACCCTGACGAGCTGCTACGATGACAGTGCGCAAGAAGCCATTTCCCGGTGTGACGCGGACCGTCGACCGGCACGGCAAGGTCCGGTGGCGGTTCCGCCGCAAGCATAAGGCGGACGTGTACCTGCCCGGCGCATATGGATCGGCTGAGTTTCGTGCGGCCTATGAGGCAGCACTCGAGGGCGTCAAGACACCCGCGCCGCGTTCGCGCGAGAAGTACGGCACTTTGGCCTGGCTGATTGAGCAATACCTGCGAAGCCCCAAGCACCTGAACCTGTCGGACGTGCGCAGGGCCTCGATCCGGCGCGAGTTGGACTGGCTACGGGGTGAGGCAGGGAAGTACCAGATCGCCTCTCTTGCCGCAAAGCACGTCGAAGCTTTGATGGCGCGGAAGGCCGGGCCAACCGCTGCAAATACGGTCAAGAAGAATCTGTCGATGCTTTTCAACTTTGCGGTAAAGCACGACATGGCCGGGCAGAAGCACAACCCGGCGCGTCATGCCGATCGGCGTAAGGAAAACCCGGACGGCTATCACACATGGACCGAGGCCGAGATTGCCCAATTCCTTGCTCATCACGGGGCAGGGACTAAGGCCCGGCTTGCCGCGCTTCTGATCTTGAACACAGGGGCAGCACGGCAGGACCTGGTGCGACTCGGCCGGCAGAACGTGAAGGCAGGGCGGATCGCCTATCAGCGCCACAAGACCGGCGTGGGTGGAGATTACGAAATCCTTGCCGATCTGGCGCAGGAGATCGAGGCGTTGCCGAAGGGACAGATGCTTTTCCTGACGCACTGGCGCGGCCGTCCCTACACTGTCGAATCGTTCGGGAACTGGTTCAAGGATCAATGCCTGGCTGCTGGACTTCCTCATTGCTCTGCGCACGGTTTGCGTAAGGGGCAGGCGACACGCATCGCGAACGGTGGCGGCGGTGAGTTGGAGATAATGAGCTTCTTGGCCCACGCGACACCGAAAGAGGGCGCGACCTATACCAAAAAGGCCAACCGGGGAGTGCTGGCCGACAAGGGCTTGGCGCGCCTTTCGGGGCCGAAACCGGAACAGAATGTGTCCAACCTATCTGCAAGGTTGGACAAACCCGCTTCGCAAACTCTTGAAAAGAAAGGTAAAAGATGAAGCAGTGGCAGCCCGTAGGGGAGTCGAACCCCTCTTACCTGGTTGAAAACCAGGTGTCCTAACCGATAGACGAACGGGCCACGCTGTCGGTGGGGCG